TCAGTTGTAGTTGTAGGATAAGGTTTGACTGTTGATGGAATCCATCTTCCAGTTGATGTATCAGTTTCGCCAAATGAAGCTGGTAGTAATGCTTGTCCATCAACGAAATTAGCTTCTGCAAAATAACCATCAAACTCCGACCAAATAGCACCAGAAGCATCAGCAGTTCTTGAAACTCCTATATGATGTGGTTCTGAATTTACATTGTAAGCACTAGCATCACCAGAACTTGGATATCCACTAAGTGTTTGAACATCACCATCTATGTAAAGAATTGCTCTACTTGTTGAAGTTGAATTATCAGAATCATAAACAAAAAGCAAATGATACCATTTACTTGTATCTTTAAAAGTTCTTGTTGTATTTACTGATAAAATATTTGAAGAACCAATACGATTTTGTATGTATATTTGGTCGCTTGTATTAAACCTCATATCCCAATAAGTAGCACCATCATAATCAGCAGACATAAGAGCTTGATTTGTACCTAATGTACATCTTTTAAACCAAACACTATATGTCCATTTTTTATTATTAGTAGGTGTTGAAAATGTTCTTGCTAAATAGGCATCATCAGCATCATTAAACATAACACTATTAGCAATCGTACCACTATCAGTAAAAGGTACGAACTTACCGACTCTTTGTCCTTGACCATTCCCAGAATAAATTACTGGAAAGAAATGTTCTTCGCCATTTGGTATTGTTGGTGTTGCCATATTATTAACTCCCTAAATTCTTTGTACATAATGCTAAATATCCAGTTGGTGGTGCATAATAAAAGTTACCTACTCCATTAGCATCTGCATTACCTTGTGCTGTTTGTTGACCTGAAAAAGTACCATCTTGTCCAAAGTTCCAATATTCTGTTCCAGAATAATTGCCAGATATTAAAACAACATCAGTGGTTGAAAAAGCAAATGTTGATAATTCATTTGTTCCAGCACTTGGGTTACCATCACTTCCAGCATCTGCTGCATAATATGTATTTTTTACTCCGTAAAAAAATTTTCCGTTATCTACATCAATAGCTACTTGATGAATAAATCCAGCAGTAAATGGGTTACCAGTATTAGTATCTGCAAAATTAGTTGTAAAATTACCACCATTTCTCCAACCAGAATATTGAATACCACCACCTTGTGCTACACTTACATTTCCTGGTCCATTACCAGCACTTATAGAACCTTGCTCACCTTGTTTTATAAAACCAAAACCATCATTAATTCCTCCTATCATATATTCAAAATACCATTTACCACTTTTAGGTAAATCAAAGGTAAAACCCTTTACCGAAAATGTATTACCTGGACCTGCATATTGTAAGTTTCCATTACTTAATGTCCCACCATTACCAGCTGGTGCATTATCTGCATAAACAGAATTAATAGTGCAAAAATTATTTGTAGGTGAGTCACTAACTTGGTCATGTGCTGCAAGTCCGTATGATGTAAAATCATTACCATTTCCTGATTCGTCATCTCCTAAGTCGGCACTATCTCTACCATCAATATAAAAACCTTTAGTGCCGAATGTTAAACCACTTACATCTTTTGGAATCCATATTCCAGAATCATTTGTTTCAGCAAAGCTAGAAGGGTCTAGTGCAGTTCCATCTATATGCACCATTTCTGCTATATATCCATCAAAACCATACGTTCCATGTGATGCAAAATAATCACCTAAATAATAAGTTGAGCCATTTTGATTCCAACCTAAATCTGCATTTAAACTTGGTGCATTAAATGTAGAAAAAGAAGTTTCTCTTTGACCATTTACATACACTCTAAACCTTTCAGATGAAACTGTATTTGATGTATCTGCGACTAATACTAAATTATACCAAGCACTTGGGTCACGAAAAACTCTATTTGTTCTAAAAATAACTGATGCAGAAGCACCATCATATATGCTTAAAAAATCTCCAGCAACTCCCAAACTACCACTATCAAAACTTAGCTGAAGTCTATTTCCATCACTTTGATGGCACGACCAAAGAAAAGGGGACACACTTCTTTGTGAACCTAAAAGACCTAGTTTAAACCAACAACTAAATGTCCAAGTTTTAGTGTTACCACCAGAACCAACTGCCCTAGACAAGTATGGACCATCAGAATAATTAAATCTAATTGATTGGTTTATTTTGTGTACTGCATCACCACTAGACTGTGCACCTGCTCCTGCTAATAAATTATTTTGAAATACTGCCATTAAGCTGTCCTTGTTTTTGTCTTTCTTTTTTGTTGTTCAATAAATTTTCTATAAACTAATGCTGCTTTATTTTTACCTGCAACTTTTGCTCTTTGTTCCATTGCAATTGCTGCTTGTGTTTTATGATTATGTTTACGTCTTGAGTTTTTTATTTTTCTCACTGACCTTTGAGCATCTGCTACTGTTGCAAACTTTAAACCATGTATTGTACCTTTTGGGTCTTCATCAGTATATAAATCTGAATGTTTTTTACTCTTAGCAGGTTGACCTTTTTTTCTAGGTATTCTTGCTACCATTAAGCTGTACTCACATTCAATGTGGCTACTGCATGTACGTTTGTTGACGTAAACGTAATGTAGTCAATTCTGTCACATGCACTTGCACCTGTTGATAATGTTGGAGCAGTCCCTCCAGGAAATTTATAATTAGTTCCAAATGATAAAGTTCTACTACCAGTTCCATCTTGTATTACAAATATACTTCCTGTTTGTCCAGGAACACAATTTGTAGGATTATCTATTGTTCTATTACCTGCTAATTGTACTGCAAAGTTTTGACCTGCATTAAAGTCAACTGATATATTTGCACCATCAGTTAAACTTACAATGTCAGCTACTGCAGCTTTTGCAATTCTTACATCTTTACCTAATAAGGCATCTACATCTACACCTACTCCACTACATATAACATCAGTTGCTGAAAGTATTCCAGTTAATGCACCACCTGCTAGAGGTAATCTTGTTCCAATACTTGTTGCTAATGCTGCTGAAGTTGCAACTATTCTTGCAAGATTTACTGAAGTTAAAACTGAAACTGCACCTATTACTGTATTTACTGAAGTAATGGCATCTAAATTTGTTTTTGTAAGTACAGATACTGCACCTATTACTGTATTTGCTGAAGTAATAGCTGCTACGTTTGTTGCAATGTCAGCTTTATTTACTGAAGTTAAAACTGATACTGCAGCTATATTTGTATTACTATTTCCTATACTTGTAGCTAATGCTGCAGATACTGTAGCAAGTTCAGCACTTGTTGCATAATTACCACCATCACCTATAATACTATTTATAGATGTTATAGCTGCTTTATTTACAGATGTTAATGCAGATACTGCAGCTATAACTGTATTTGCTGAAGTTATCGCTGCCACATTTGTAGCTATATCAGCTTTATTAACAGAAGTAAGTGCTGATACTGCAGCTATATCTGAAGCTGTTGGAACTGCTGTACCACCTACAAATACATTTGTTCCTGCATAAACATTAGCTGCTGATACATTACCTGTAAAGACTGCTGAAGTACCACTTACTGGCACTGAAAAAGTTATTGCTCCTTGTGGAACAACTAAACCTGTTGAAACTGAAACTGTTCCTAAAGATTGATTAGGATTAACATTTATAGTACCACTTGTATTTACAGTTGTTGATGTAACACCATTAACAGTTGCATTAAGACCTGTACCTGCAACTACTGCATTTACTGTACCACCTTCAGCAGAAGGAACATTTGTTAAACCTGAACCATCTCCCACAAAAAATGCTGCTGATACTGTACTTACAATTGTTGCATTATTACCTTTTAATAAAGTAGCACTTACAGTTGCTGCATTAAAATCAGTAACACTCATTGAGGAAACTGTCATAGTTCCTGTAACATTTAATGTATTAGCTGAAACTGCTGAAGCACCAAAACTTTGAATATTACTTATTGTACTTGTTAAAGCAATACCTGTGTTACTTGCAACTCCATCATTATTAGTAATGTTAATACCATTACCTGCAGAAAAAGTTCTTTTATAAACATTAGTTCCTGATACAACTACATAACCTTGACCACCTGATATATCTGCAATTGCATTTAAAGATGAAACAGTTGCAGTTAGATTTACACCACCTATTGCAAAAGTACCATTAACATTTAATGTAGAGTTGTTGAGTTGTAAAGGTGAGTCTGCATTGTCACCTGACTGAATAGTCCTTAGAGTTGAAGTAATTCCTTCATTAGCTGAAGTCTTTACCTGTAATAGTCGTTTATACGAATTTGATATTTCTTGTCCAGTTAAATCAGGCATCTAAATTACTCACTATATTCCAATTTTGGGTAGTTACTTCCCAGTTAGTATTTTGATTTTCCCAAGTTGTAAAAGCTTCGCTTCGTGTAGGTCTTGGGTTTCTAATCGTCTCATCATCTTTTACATCTGGTGCTCTATTTTGTGGGTGATTCTTTTCATCATAAGCACCATCAAAATCAGTAGGGCAAACTAATAAGCCATAAGAGTTTAACTTCATAACATTATGAGGATAAACAAATCCACATATGTCACATACTGCTTTGGCTCTTTTTCCTACTGCCATTATATTACACCCATTCTAGGTGTAATGTAAAGTGAAGCACGTTCTTTATCTTCAGTCATTGCAAAGCCAAGTCTTTCTTCATATTCAGCTTTTAAAAACTTTGCTCTTGCTTCAGATATACCTGGTCTTTTTAATGACATATAATATGCTAGACCAGTTGTTAATGCAGGTAAAAATCTTCTAGGCATATCTGCATTTTGTATTGCAGATTTATTTACGTCCTGCATATAATCAATCTTTTCAATTTTTAATTTATCAGTATTAACATTTGATAATGACCATAAATGTAATTGTACATTATCACCAAATCTTTTTATCGCATACTGTGAAGGTCTACCTGTTTGTCCTTTGTTAGGAACTTTTAAATATTCTTCAAACGATATACGAGTCATTTCTAAATCTGTATTATCTCTATTAATTACAACTTGCATTACATCACTTACATGACTACCTAAACTTACTTGTGATGTACTTGCAGCAATACTCACAATAGTTGTATTTGTTGTCCATAAACAAACACCTCTATTCTGCCAGTCATTTAATATAAGATTAATTGAACGTCTAGCACTTCTAGGTTCTTCACCAAGAGTTACTTCACCACCAATCATCTCAGTAGCTTCCTGTATAACGTCACCTATTTCTAAGTTAAAGTCATAAGTGCCTGACGTATTGTTAGTTGCCATTTAATTTCCTCGTCTAGCTTTACCATATCCACGATAGCTACGATTAATATCGTTATTAGAAGATGGTCTTTTATCAACTTCTTCATAACCTAAATCAAGTCTACCACCAATAGATTTTCGTATAACAATATCTTTAGCTTGTTTAGAAGGATAAAGATTATCTGCACTTCTAGCTACATTATCCATAACCATTTTTGCTCTAGTTTTAATTTTATCTAATCTTGATGTAGGTTTTCCTCTTTTACTTGAATCAACAATTGAAGAACCAGAAGTATTTACTGCTCCAGGTCTATTACCAGTAACTTGTTTTGTTTTAAATTTTTCTCTTTTACTTGAATCAACTTCTGCAATTTTAGACTTACCTTTAGTTTTAAATTCACCAATATTGCCTTTTACATTACCTGTTCTTTTTTGAGTATTAATAATAGGTTTTTTAGTAGACGTTTTTATTTCACCAATATTTCCTTTTACAGGTTCTTTAACTCTCGTTGCTCTTCCTGTTCTTGAAGGAGCAACACTTTTCTCTGTAATACTTGATACAATAGGTTTGTTACCTTTTGATTTTATTGGTATATCACCTGGATTTGCAGATGAAGTAAAAGGATTTTGTTTACTTGTTCTTTGTTTTATTTTTTGAAATTTTCTTAATTTATCTTCTTTAGTTTCTTTTTTTAAAGTTTTAGACATAATATCAGATGTTTGTTTTTTTACTTTAATAGTTTTATCAGGCTTTATTTTACTTTTAGTTTTTCTGCCCTTGGCTCTTTCTTTTAAATTAAGCATATTATCTACTCCTTCTTCCTTGTTTAAGTTTTTTTATACGTTTACGACCAGGTTTCATTATCTGTTGTGGTATTGAACTTCTACTAATAACCATTAATTACTCCCATCTACGACTGTGTTATCTGCTCCTGCAGGACTTGCAGGTCTTGTCATATCGTCACGTCTAAATCTTCTTGCTCTGTTTCTTACAGTCTGTATTGAAGTTTGATATCGTTGTTCAAACATAGGTACAATCTGAAAGTTCTTCATAAAAATATACGACTCTACCATACAGGCATTAAACAATGCGTCATAACAAAACTGTGTAAAATAATTATCAGGTGAAGCTGACGTTAATGTTGTTGGTCTAGTTACATGTACTACTTCACCATTACTTGTTGATGAAGGTGTAGGTGCAATCATTATTGTTGTATTATCTTTATGTGCATAATACTTTGGCTCACCTGTTGAAGCTGACACTGACCAGTAATCTCTCAAATATTCATCAGTCTTTACTAGTATACTTGTCTTTGCTCCATTAATATCTACATTAAAATTCTTTACTATTCTTGTGCCAGTTGGTAAGGTAACAATATTATTACCTTGTGATACTGCTACTGATGTATAGGTTACTAAACCATAATCATCTAATTCATCTGTTAATCTTTCCTCTGCTCTATTAACAATGTTAGGTATTTGGTCTAAGAACTCTTGAGCATCATTCTCAGTTGTATTTACTATCTCTGTTGTTAATGTTGTAAAATTTGCCATCTAACATTTCCACCTTCTACGAGCTGCACAAATTCTTTTCTTTGGAGTTTTCTTACAGCTTATATTATGCATCTTAGCTTGTCCTGCTGAACGAGCACAAAATGATTTTCTTCTCTTTGCTCTTTTCCCTGTAGGTTTTGATTCTGTTACTGCAGTCTTTAATTTAGAACCTGGGTTTGCTCTACGATAAGCAGCAACACCCTTCTTTGTCATACCTGCACCTTTGCTAGTGGGTAAAAAATTACCTGACTTTACACTAGTTTTAATTCCCATTCCTTTAGATTTCTTTTTAGCTTTTTTAGCCATTCCATCTATCCAATATAAATTGTAGCATAGACACTTGGAGTTACACTTACTGTAACATCATCTTCACATCTAATACCTTCATCTGCTAAATAAGTATCAAGTGTACCATTTGCAGGTAATACAATTCTAACTCTTGAAGTAGTACCATTTTTAATTTCAAAAGCACCTACTACATCTTTAATATTAGCAACATTAAAACCTCTTATTCTTGTACCAAAAGAACGAACAGTAGACGTTGCTGCTGCTGTAGTAATTGCTGAATATTCTATTGCTGTTAAGTTTGTCATTTATAATTCCTTCTATATAAGTATAAAGGGTCTCTAATGAGACCCCTTATATAATTTGGATTAGGCTCCTTGAGAACCATAAAATCCTCTCCAGTCAGAAACACCAAAAGAGTATCTCTCTCTTGCTTTAAATCTGACGTTACCAGTATCAAAATCTGGTTCCATTTTAGTTTGTAGAGGAACTCTAACAAACATTTTAGTACCATTAGGTACGTCAGTTTTAAGAAAGTAATCGTTGGAATTTGTAAACCTTCTGTTTACATAATATCCATCAGGAATTACTCCCATATTTCTGATTGCATTAATGTCGTTATTTGCAGACCCAACTTTACCTGGAGAAGCTAGAAGCCTATCAGCAGTAAATTTTAGGTCAGATGGGATATGTAAAGATACAGCTTGTGCACCAACTAAGATACCTCTGTCATCTTTAGTTCCATCAATTGCGATTAATGCAGTTTCCAAAGCTGCTTCAGCTAAATCTGCTGCAGCTAGTAGGTTACTTTGTGTGCCACCACCAACAACAGGGTGAGACGCAGAGAAGAATGCTTGACCATCTCCAATTGCAGTGTCACCAGCAGTAAAACCTTGGTTAAAGATTGTAGCTGCTTTTACTTGTTTTGTGTTAGCCATTGCTCTTGCTAGTGCACGAGAACGAACTTTAGCGAAAGTATCATATAGATTATCTTCCATTGCTTCTTCAGTGATTGAAAAAGCTAAAGCCACTGTTTCGTGGTTATATCTAGCTGTGAACGATTCTTGTGCGTCATCAAAAGAAACAGCAGCACCTTCAGATTTTACTGGAGCTGTGCCGAACCCTGTGAATAACACTTCTTCTTCAAAAGACCTATCTGAGTTTTCAGTTTCAAATAGGGGTGTATGTTCGTCATTAACATCACCATACTCAACACCAAATACAGCATTAAGTCCTGGAAGAAGTTGTTTAGCAATACTTGCTCTATTTATAGCCATATTATTTCTCCTTCTATGTTATGCTGTTGCCTGACGTTTCATCCAGTGTTGGACGATTTTGACTTCAAGTTTAGGGAATGCACCATCAGTACCTGATAAGGCATTGCCTGGTTCATCAATTACTGCTATAGGTCTTACAGCTTTAGTAGTTGTTGCTCTACTTGCAGCTTTAATACCAAAACCTGAATTACCAGTAATCGTGCTACCACTACCTAAAGTCACAGCAAAGTTTTGTGATTGAATATCACCTGCAGTAACTGACGCATCTGCTTGTATCATAAATGTAGCATAAGGGTCATCAACAACAAATCCTACTGGGTTACCAATAGCACTTGAAGTATTTGCAGGAAAGTGACGACTAAACGTAGGTTGTTTTGAAGTTGGGTCTGTATATTCACATCCCATAAAAACACCTACTGCATAGTCAGTTGTTGTTGCTACTGGTGTAATATTACCAGCAGAAATCGTTACGAGGTCTCCATGAAAGATATTAGAAGCTAGTCCATTAGCAATATTATACTGAGTTTGAGCAGTAGAATTGTAATTAGAACCAACTTTTCTTAAAGGGACCATTCCAAATAATGCTTTACTTGCACTCATTTGTTATCTCCTTCGTAAGTATTATTAATATATGTTACAAACTATCTTTGAAAACGAGGTTCACGACCTTTTGTAACAGTTGATTTACTTGAGTTAGTTATTGGCATACGAGAATCAGATTGAGCACGTAAGTTTGCATCAAGAGAATCTTCTTGTTGTTGGTGCTTTTTTATATAATGCTCTTGCCTAGCTATCATTTTGTCTGTAGGCATTTTTGCTAATGCCACATCACCACTGGAAACGACTCCATTATATCTGCCACCTTCTTTAATAGCAGTTGTAGAACCTAGTTCAGGGACTTCATCAGGTGTAACAAATGTCCAACCTTCACGTTGTCTTTTACCAACATTTTTATAATCATCTTGTCCATTTAAATCTATTCTAATCCATCTTAATGACATACCTTGATTTGCAAATTTATCAGTTACAGATTGAGGTATATCTAATAGACCAGTATCTTCAAATGAATAATTTTCTTCTTTTGATGTTGCTTGTCTAGTTTCTTCATTACGTTTTATTTTATTAATAGCCATTTTTAACTCCTACGCATTTGTGTTGTTATTGTTGTATACTCTTCTCCAGTCTCTACTTTAGACTTTTCTTTCGCATACTTGTCTAGTGGTATATTCCATTTATTAGCTAATCTAACATCTTCTTGAGATAGTTTGATTTTCTTAGAAGCAGGAGTGCGAGATGTTCCTGCTACCACTTGGGAAGGACTTGACGTAGCCTTCTGACGAACTTGTTGAGTTTCCTGTTCAGATGTTTTTAACTTATTTGGAAATGCTTCTTTAAGTCTATTATCAACTTCTCCATAAAAGTCATCATCTGCAGGGTCAAAACCTTCTTCTTTTAACTGAGCATCTAAAGCTAATGCTGCAGCAGTCATCATTTTGTCTTGACCAAACCATTCATTCTTTTCTGCCCATGCAACTGCTTTAGGGTCGTATTGGGGTTGTTGAGGTTGAGATTGTTGAACAGGCTGTTGTTTAACTGCGTTCTGGTAATTCTCATAATCTTTTTCAAAACTTACCTTATTTGATTTTACATTATTTAAATTAATCTGTGCTTCATTTAAAGCTTCTTGTGCTTTTAATAATTGATTTTTATCATCTTTTTCAAAAGCATCTAAGTAGTTTTGTTTAGCAAGATTAAGTTGATTTTCTAAACCTTTTTCTTGAGACTCAATACTTGTCTTAGTTAAATCAAATTGATTACTTTGATTTGTTGTAAGTCTTTTTTCTAGTTCTTGTTTATCAGCTAAAAGTCTGGCAACTTCTTCTTCCTTTTCTTTTCTTTGACGAACTAACTGACGTATTCTTTTTTGTGCTCTTTCAGACTCAATGTCTTTAGCTTCATCAGGTTGTTCCTCTGGTTGAGTATCTTCCTTCGTTTCATTTTTAGTTTCAGCTACAGGTTTTTCTTCAACTACAGCTTCAACCTTTTCTTCCTTTTCAGGTTTTGAAGAGTTTTCAACCTCAAAGTCTACTTTGTCTTCTTCTTTAGTTTCAGATTGTGAAGTGTCAATATCACTCCATTCTTCTTTTTGTTCTACTTCCATTTTATCTCCGTTGATGCGAACCAAACGATTACGCAAAGTTTAATGTTATAATAATACTATAGGTTATAGTAACATACAAGTATCTATTTTTTATTTTTATATCTAACTCTTTGGTCTTTTTCAATACCTTCAAGTATTTTGGCTTGTTGAGCATGTAACTTAGTTGCTTTCTTCAAACCTTTTATTACTTTGTTTAATTTTGCAGTATAATGCATTTACTTATCCTTATTATATAAATTATCAAAAGTTTTATTTACGTCCATATAATCATCATGAGATTCAGCAGTATGTTTATATTGAGAGGGTGCAAAATCTGGAGCACCTTCACCTGCCGACCACATTGCAGGACTTGTAACTCTAACTCTATTATTAGGTAAAGCTACCATTGCACCTTTATATGGACCAGATGTTAAATGTAAAACATGTGATTGTTTATGTTGTGCAGGGTCATCTGCTACTGCACTATCAGTGAAATCAACTGTAAAATAATATTTACCAGTATAAAATTTACCATTTACTTTACACAGCCAAGGACTTGAACTAATTCTATCCATAACTACAATACTATGATTATGACTAGGACAATCCCAAGGTTGAGCATAATGTGTTTCAATAGGTGGTGTCCATTCATCTAATGGTATATCCCCTATTAAACCTGTTATTGGCATACGTGCCCACATTGCACCACCATGTAAATTTTGTTCTTCAGCTTCACAACCTGTAAAAACAACTTGGAAACTTAGACATCTATCAGGCATACAATTAACTGCAATAGCTAATGCATGTAAATATTCCCCATGATAAGCCTGATGATTATGAGTAAACTCCTTCCTTACCCAACACCTAAAAAAAGGTATATTGGATATTAAATGAGACATAATTATACTAAGTTCTTTGGTCCATGTATAATTCCACCACCATTCATCATCTTAACTTTTTTGCCACCAGCATATCTCATTTTAACTTTTTTGCCACCAGCCATTCTAGTTTTTGCTTTTTTCATTTTTGCTCCTTTATAGATTGGTAATTATATAATATTCAACTGCTAGAAAACCCAATCCTAATATTCCAGCAATTGTCCATAAAATAATATTCTTTTTTCTTTTTGCTGCAGCTATTTTTTGTTTTAAAAAATCTGCTTGTCTTTTTCTTTCAACTGCAATTTCTTTTTGTAATCTTTCCCATTGACCAGGTGAACCATATAACAAAAACATTTGTCTCATTTCATCTCTAATTCTTTTTGCTTCTTCTTTTCTAAAATGTGCATCAATTGCATTTTGTTCAGCACCTGTAAGTTTACCAAATAACTTATTTAAACCTTTAGGTTTTTCACTTGATATAACCTGAAGACTTGCTTCTGCCTTTGCCCATTTTGCAACAGACCCTGACATATTCATTAAATCTTTACCTGTTTTAATACCACTTGATATAGCTTCTGTAGCTCCCTTCAAAGCTGCAAAAGCTGTAAATGGGTCAATCATTTTTTATCCCCTTTTCTTTTTTACTTTTTGTTTTCGTCCACTTGCACTAATAGGGTACCTAATAGAAGTTGGTTTAGGTCCTACATTAGTCTTTGCCCTTTTTCTTTTTACTGCTGCAGCCTTTTGTCCTGCAGTCATTTTATTTGCAACTGCCTTTGGTCTACATACTGGATATTTTCTTTTTGATGATTTAGCTGATTTACGACCACATGATTTACCAGTAGATATATCTACCCAATCTTCTTTAAACCATTTTTTAAGTCCACCACCTTTTTTCTTTTTCATCTATATCTCTTCAGGTCTTTTGCCTTTTTGTTTTTTATATTTCTCACTAAGTATATTTAGTTCGCTTTCGTTTACTTGCCATAACAGCACCACAACCTTTAGCAATTTTACCTTGTGGCTTACCCACTCTTTTACCCCCTGCCATGCTCTTTGCACTGCCTTTCCAATCTTTTCGCTTTTTACCACTAGGGTCTTTAATTTTTCCTGCACAGATTTTAGAAGCATACGCATTTGCATACGCACTAGGATAAACTTTAAATTTACGTTTCGCAGCATTTTTCCCCCTTGCACATAATTTAGTCATTGTTAATCTTCCTATATCCCCAACGATTCTCAGAACCATCATAGATACCTTTCATAGCCTTTGGTATTTTAATTAAAAGATTACGAAATCTTATAATGTTTTTAGTTAGTTTCATATTACTCTCCTTCTTATTTTGATAAGTTATATGTCATATCTAAGTTAGTAGGGTCATCAACTTTCATCATTACTTGGTCATCAAATAATAATAATAGTCTCACACCCTTATAATAAAGTTTTTGACCTGCATGTCTAGCATAACAAACATAGTCTCCAACATTACACCATTTACCATTTGGAAATTTATCTTTATCTTCATAAGCTAAATCACCTACTGATAAAACTTTACCTACTGTAGTTAAATAAGCTACATCATCTTTAACTGAATCAGGCAATAATAAACCACCTTTAGTTTTACTTTTTACCGAAACAGG